TTGAGCGAAGCCGAAGCGCTGAAGCCGATTGACTTCGAGCCGTCGGCGTTGTGACCTACGACCTTTGAACCGCTTAGAAGAGTCTTGTCACCGGAACCGCCGATAGAGCCGGAACCGCTGAATGTCTGCCCGTCAATGTTCACACTCCACGACTTTGATGCTGATGAAGATATTCTTGACGGCCTCTTGAGAATGAGACCGAAGCTTACAGTTGACTGGTTCGCGCTTGTATTTGTTGATGACTCCCATACGTTCAGCTGAATGTAAGGTCTCTGTCCGGCTGTGTTTCCTATTGTAATAGTTGCCATATGTTATGCGTCACCTCCGATATAATCGAGAACAAGCATGTCATCACCAGAATCAGTCTTCGTAGCTGTCCAGATGTGATGCCCGACCCTGAACGACTGAACGACTACCGCCTTCGTGATGTAGAGGTTCGAGTTAGTGAGATATGCGATTGGTTCAGTGTCCCCATAGTTCTGATAGAAGTTGAGTGCCTTTGGCGTCAGCTTCATCGTGAATCCGGTAGGCTTGCCGCTCGCATCTCTAGAAGTGCAGAGTGTCAGCGATGCATCATCTTTATCTTCATTGAAGATGACATATTTCTTAATCCTCTCGCTTGTCTCCGAAGCCCCGTCAATATCGCTCTTCAGTGTATCAAGCTGTGACGATATGAATTCAACAGTTCCCTGCGTCTGCGTGACCGAGTTTGTCAGCGATGTTATTCCTTCAGCGATGTCAACATATTTGTCAGCTTCGATGAGTCTCAGCTTGTCGAAGCACAGATAAACACCAGATGTGCATGAGACTGATATTGACTTGCTATCAGCAAAGCTGATGCTGTCAATCGTAATTCTTGTATAGTCACCGTCAATTTTTGCCGTTGACGTGCGGTTGCCAGCCTTTATCGTAATGCTTTGTGAAGAGTTGTCCTCCGTTCTCACGACGGCAAGAAGCGAGTGCGTTTTGCTGTCATTGTACAGCCCTGTGAAGTTCTCGCTTTTATAGAGCTCGAAGGCTCCATCCTTTGCATAGCCAAGCTTGAGGTTGTTGCTCTCGAACTTAATGACTGAATCATCCGAAGGCTTCGTTTTTGCCGTGATTCGATTAAGTTCGACAAGGCGGTTGACGGTTCCGACAAGTGAATTCTGAACATTTGATATGAGCGAATTTACTCTATCAGCCTCCTGTGAGATGCGTGATACTGTCTCGTCCTTCGTGTAGTAATCATTGAGAGACTTGTCCGTGTAGTCAATCATCTCTTTTTTTGTTCTTGCAACCTCAGTCGAGATGCTATCTTTTTGCTGATTGATTTTAGTATTGTAGCCTTCAACAGTCTTGTTGATGTTGTTCTTCGTGTTGTTCTCAGTCGTGATGATCTGCTCGACAAGTCCCGAGCTCTGCGTTCTCGAGACTTCGCTCTTCTCCTGCGTCTGAGTCGCAACCGAAAGTTCAATCTTGTTCTGTGACGCATCAAGGATGTTGATGCTCATTTTCGTTGGAAGGTATACGTCATCAATGCCGTTAGGCTTTGACACGACGTGGATGTACTGCTTCATGCTGAACGATTCAATCTTGCTTATGTTGGCAAGATCTACTGCACTGACTGTGATTGTCATCTTATGATAGATGAGATTGTCAAGATATGCCTTTGCCTTCCTGAGCAGTATGGCTGGCTCATGAACGTCATCCCATGTGTTCGTTTTTTCGATGCGTCCATATCTTGCGATGCCGTCGGCATTTTCGATGTAGTTCTTGCCGTCATTTACTGATGTGATGTCAACTCGCTTCGACTCGGTTGTCGTGTCGGTTGCACTCTCATCGGATGAATCGTCACTTGATGATTCATCATCATTGGTGCTGTTGTCAGCAGTGACCTCATAGCTTGCCCCGAGCGGTATCAGGACAGTAGCTATGTCAAGCCCTGAAGCCTCCCTTTTGGCTTCAAGAAGGTTCTTTCCAAACTCGATTTTTTGCGGACTGACTTCCTCGTAGTCAGCAAGGTAGTCAATATAAGTCTTTCCGTCAGCATACCTGAGCGAGATGTATCCGCCTAGGAGTTTGATGCACTTGTCATTGATTTCATTCCAGGTTGAAGGCAATCCGCTTGCTGAACGCGTTATGTAGTCATTTGCATCAGTTACCGTGACATTGCCAACAGTAAACTTGAACTCACTATGTGCGTTATGCTCGCTAATGAGCTTTGCAAAGTATTCCTTGACGCCTCCAGAGAACTCGTACTCGCGCACGATCGTGCGAGTGAGATAGTACATGTCGCTCTTGCACTTGATCATGCGCTGGTTCATGAATCCCACCTCATCATCACAGACAAGTCCTGAGAACATGAGCATGCTGTCACGATAGACAGTCACTCTTGATACCATCCTATCAACCTTGTTTATGTATGGATTGTTAGGATAGATTGTGAACTGGAACGTTGATATGTCATTCTGAAGAAGCTCAAGCGTGGCATCGGATACCGAAAGCTCAGGAGTGTGATTGTCATAGATGAGATTTCCGTCAACATATATGCGATACATCTATAACATCCCCTCCTGCCACTTGAACGTCATTGTCCCTTTTCCGGTAATCCTTATTTTTCTTGTTCCGCTACGTATGATGATGCCGGCATTCTTTGTCGTGCCACTGCTGAGCGTGACTGAAGTTCCGTCAATCTCGACAGTCATGATTGCCGTTGTCGTTATTTCAGGAACAGCCCACATGGATGAATTCATAATGAAAAATTCATGTGTTTCGTTATCATTGATCGTGTAGCTTCTTGTTGTCATTGAATTTTTGAGATAGAAAGGATAGCAGTCGCATGTGACATTCACTGTTCCTGTATCATCTTCGATATCATAATCTCCGACAGATACATTTGCTTTGAGATGCCATCCGAGATGAGATGAAGGCTTCACGATCATTTCGTGACCGTGAAGCTTATTCCTCATGTCGTCAATGACTTGCTGATAGTCGTCAGCACCATACATATGATCAATATAGAATGAATATGTTACATTTCGATTTGAAAAAATCGGTTCATCAGTGAGCGCATATGTCATGTCAAGTTTTCCATGCATGCCAGGAATCGTTACCGAGCTTCGTACCTGCTCAGGTGTTTTGTCAGCCTCTTTGTAAAGAAGGAGATGAAAGTCATCACTGCTTATGTAGCTGTCAAAAATAACGTAGTTATCCATTTGCTTTCCATCTCCTTAATTTTCCAAGTTCGGCATCCATCTGTGATGCCGTATGTCCTACAAGTGCCCCGCTGTCAAGAACGATAACGCTGTCCTTATCGACAAGCTTTCCAAGAAGCGAAACAATGCTGCTCATGCCTGCCTCGATGGCAGTTGACTGCACTGCGTTTCTTATCATGCCCATGATTGCGGCTGCACCTCCGGTTATTTCCCTTCCAGCTTCTCCGCCGGCAAGGATGTTGCCGAATGCATCAAATCCAAAAGCAGTAGGCTGTTCCATTAGGATTGGGGTCCTCATTGCCTTTGCATACCACTTGATTCCGAAAGAAGGAACCTTTGGCGGATTGATTGAGAACCCTCCGCTTATTGAAATATGAGGAAGCTTGAAGTGTGGAGGGCTGAACTTGAACATATTTGCGATTCGTCCAGGAATGCTTGAAAGAAGGCTTGTAACTTTTCCAGGTATTGACTGGAATATGCCTGTGATCTTTCCAGGCACGCTTGCCAGTGCGCTTCCTATTTTTCCAGGGATTGAACCAAAGAAGGAAAGAACACTGGAGAATGCCCCGGGAATTGACTTGAAAGTATTCTTGATGTGGTTTATCGCGTTCATGATTGTCGTCTTGACAGTATTGAAAACTGAATTGACTCCGTTCCTGAACCATTCAAACTTGTTGTACATGACGACGACCGCTGCAACCAGTCCAGCAATCGCGATGACTACGATCGCAATAGGGTTTGCACTGAGCGCTGCATTTAGAAGCCACTGAGCACCAGCAGCCACCTTTGATGCTGCGGCATGTGCGTAGGTTGCGGCAGTCGCTCCGACACTCGCAGCCTTGTTTGCTACGGTTGAGGCAGTAGAGGCAACCCAAGCAGCAGCCTCTCGTCCCTTAGTGACAATTAGCGTTTTGACCGTCGAAGCGACCTCTTTAGCTGATGATATGAAGCTCTTCATCTTGCTCGCTGCATCTTTTATCTTTGCGCCTGTCTCCTTCGTCTTTTTGACAAACTTGCCAAAGTTAGTCACAGCCTTTCCGACTCCGGTTGTTAATGAACCAAAGATTTTTACAGCAGGTCCCATCGCAATAACGACTGCAGTCGCTCTTGCAACTGTCGTCTTCTGATTAGAATTCAGCTTGCTGTACTTGTCAGTAAGCGTCTTGACGAAAGCAGCAGCCTTCTTGATGTCAGGTCCGAGCGTACTGACGAGCGACTGACCGAACTTGATAGAAGTGTTCTTGAGTTCGTTCATGGCCTTCTTTGCTTCGCCATAAGGAGTTTTCATATCCTTGATGGCCTTGTTCGTCGTGCCAGTAGACTTGGCTACCTTCCCTATTTCGGAATTGAAGCCCTTTGCGCCATCCTTCATCAGTGCAAGTGCAGTAGATCCTGCCTTTGAGTTGCCGAAGAGGTTCTTGAACTCGGTATCATTTCCTTTGACTGAGCCCTTGAGGATTTCAAGCACGTCTCCGAGCGATTTCCCGGATTTCATCAGTTCGCTGAATGACTTGCCTGTCTTCTTTCGGAGCGTTTCGTCAACAGTTGTTCCTGTCTTTGACAGTTCATTAAGCATTGAGCGAAGACCAGTCGTAGCAGCAGCCGTATTGATACCCTGTCTTGTCAGCGTTATGTATCCGGCTGACAGGTTGTCAATATTTACATGCAGCGCTGATGCAGTTGGTATGACATTACCCATCGCTCCTGCTAGCTGGGCAATTGTCGTCTTGCCTCGGTTCTGGACTGTCATGAGCTTGTCACTGAGCTTTGCTGCATCCTCGGTTTTCATGCCATACGCGTTGATTGCCGTCGTCAGCAGGTCAACTGATTCAGCAGTCGTTGAGAAGCCTGCCTTTGAAAGCTTTGCGGCAGTCTTCACGAAATCATTAAGCTTTTCGGTAGGCACTGATGCTGAAAGGGCCTGGTACGCAGCCTCGGTGATGTCAGTTGCAGCCTTGCCCGTATCGCTCGAAGTCTGCAGCAGCTGCTTCCCCAGCTTGTCAAGCTGCTTCTGGTTGAGTCCGGCAATCGAGTTGACCTTTCCCATTCCCTGCTCGAATCCTTCGGCAGCCTTGATTGATGCTCCGGCAATGGCCGCAGCGCCAAAGCTGAACTTCATGAGCTTGTCCCCGACTGCTGATATTTTTTGTCCGGCGGCCTGGATTTTCTCGCCCATGTGCTGGATTTTTTCGCCTGCTGCCGAAAAAGATCTTGAAGCAAATGTAGCATCCTTCATTGCCTTTTCAAGACGGTTCATCTCCGCTGTCTCATGATTAAGTGAAGTCTGTACCTTCTTTGCTTCATCTGACTGCTTGCCGAATGTTGCATTTACTTTCTCGGATTCCTCACGAAGTGTTGCAACCTTCTTCTTCTGCTCTTCGTACTGTTTCGTGAGGATTTCAGCCTTGTTCTTGAGATAAGTTGTCTTGTCGCCAGTCAGCTTAAACTGTGACTCGTTGAGCTTAAATTCAGATCTAAGAAGCTTCATCTGTGAGTTCATCTCAGTTATCTTCGAGCTGAATTCCGAGTTGATGACCTTGAAGGTGACCTTTGCTTCCATTTCCTTTGCCATGCCTTATCTCCTTTCATTAAAATTCCTGCTGTCCGCCTCTTGTCTTAGGAGATGACTGCCACGAACGATACGCAGCAATATTTCCAACGATTTTCATGAGGACAGCGTATTCACAGTCCCAGAAAACATCCTCCGAGATATTAAAAATGAGGACGCATAGGGTGTATAAATCCCACACGTCCTCGATTTTCATTTTCGGAGCTATTACATCCGAATCGTTTCGGACTGTAAGTTTTTCAAATGCCTTCTGGAAACCTAGTTTTTTGATGTATCGCTTTCAGCTCCCGAAATGAGATCCATTGCGACATTAAAGATTTCAGTTATATCATTTCCGAGAGAATCAACAAATTCATCGTACTGCATGACTGGACTGTTTCCGCCGTTCTTGTACGCGCAGTAAACAATGTCAACGCATTCTTCGATATCAAGCTCCTTTGTCGCAGTGTTTAGAATGACTTTTACAAAGGAGTGCTTTCCAGTCTCTTTTTCGTAGTTCATTGCTCCTCGAATCGTAAGATTAAGATTCACTTCTTTGCCGCCGTTAAGCTTTAGTTTCATCATTATTCATTACCTCTCAAACTTTTAGAATTTTGTTACTGGGTCCCATGCCTCAAAAGTGACTGATGGTTCCATCGAAGCCTTCGGTTCCTCGTAATAGAGATGCTTTGTAGAATCAAATGATGCAGTTGCATCGATTTCAATCTCTGGAATCGTGTCGGCATCATTGTCAATCTTGAGGTCAGGCATTTTCGATGGGCACATTACTGGATAAAGCTGATAGCTTTCATCGTCATCTTCATCCTTTGCATCAAACTTGACTGCAAACTTTGCAAACTTGTTCATTCCAAGGGCAACTGCGCTTCCAGTCTTTGCCTTGTCAAGGCTGAACATTTTGTTATACACGGCTACAGGCATATCCTGAACCTTGATTTTTAGCGTAAGCCCTGTTGGACGCGAGTCACTTCTTACAGTGAGACCCGCACATTTCTTCGTGATTGTTTTCACTGTCACCGAGCGCTCAATGCTGGCAAGGCATCCAGCAGTGCTGAATGACTCTTCTCCGTCAAACTTCACGGAAATCTTGTCAGCGTTGAAATAGTTAAATGTTGTTTTTGTATTTGCCATTTCAGTTATTCCTTTCCTTATTGTTTAGTTGCTTCCTTTCCAGTGCTCTTCAAGGTACGACAGCATGCCGTTTATGATGCTTTCGTATTTTCGGTCTAAGCCCTTGTAGAAGAAGAGCTGAGGCGCGTGCTTCTTTGAAGTGCCGGCCCCCTGATCCGGAAAGTAAAGATAGTTGTATTTCTTCTTTGTTGATGTCTTAAACCCGAGATTAGTAAAAGTCGTATCGAGCGACTTCGAGAACTTTGCATGGTTCTTGTTCCTGTTAGAGACAGGCATGAGCGACTTAATTGACTGCTCGGTTTCCTTCGAAGCGTGTTCTCTTAAGTACTTGTTTATCCATGCTTCTGAGCGAAGCCCAATCTTGCCAATTTCTTTCTCAATCTTCTCGATGTCCTCGGCCTTGATGACAAACTGAACACTGCTCATTTGCTAGCACCCCGACTTTATTTCTTTCTTGAACTGAATCGTTACGGCCTCGACCTTCGTCTGATTCTTCGTGACGGTTGCATTAGCATACTCAATCCTCTGGTCTTCAAGAGGTCTCAGTCCGATTCTTTTCATGGCACTGATGATGTCGAACTCGAATCCTTCCTGAATGTAGTCCTCATCAACGTATGAAACTGTATAAACCTGATACCATCTCATTCCATCCCTGACGAGGCCATCCCTCGTCACGACCGCGAACTCCCATCTTGTCGCTATTGCCATATCCTTCTCGGTAACTGAACCATAGCAGACAACTGGTATGATTTTCTTCAGCTCATTGATGATCTCGTCAATCATATAGCCTGTCCCCCTCGAGGTAGAGATACATGACGCGGTATTCACTGTCAGTGTCAAAGTGCTTGATCGTATACCGTTCTTTCGTGCCCATGAAGTCAGTAAGCTCGATGATACAGTCAGTCAGCCCAGAACCTAAATACGGAATCATGATCTTGCGTGTCTTTCGATGCCCTGACGCGTCAAAGTATTCCATATCCTTGTCGCGGATTGTCATAAGATGATATCCGATGTGGTTGAAAAGCGTGATGTAGTTATGACGTCCTGACTTCTCAAGAAAAGAAACGCTTTCCTTTGTTTCTCTCTTTATCTCGCATACACCATCGTTGAAAGTGTTAGCTGGCTTTTTTCTCATCTTCATCAGCCTCGATTTCATGTGCATCAATGGCAAGGTTCATGAGATCCTCACGGTAGTTATCCTTAAACTCGCTTGAAAATCCCGATGCCTCGTACATGCAGTAGCTTACCAGCAAATCGTATACTGGAACCCCATCAACTGACTTGTATTCAGCAGTGCATGGATGATAGAAATTCAGCGAGTCGCCGGCAGTCCTGATCAAAAGGTTGATGCCTGCAACGATCCATCCGAATATCTTCTTTTCCATTGCTTCAGTAGCCCACGACATGTTCAGCTCGTTCTTGATGTCATCAAGAAGTGCAGTTGCAATCTCGGTTTTCTTTTCAGTTGTCATAGTGCACCTCTCCTAAAAAGCAAAAGAGGGATGTGAAGTCCCTCTTTCATGATTATTATCCGTTAGTTCCTGTTGCAGCAGTAACTACTGGCATTGCGTAAGGCTGTAGCTTAGACAAGTCAAGAACGATTGCATCAGTGTTGTCGTAAGGACGGCCGTTGCCATACAAGCGAACCTTGAACACGCGCTGGTCTTCAAGGAACTTGTTTTCATCGGAATATTCAATCTTGCCTTCCTTGCTCATGCCAATACCCATGAAGTAACGTTTAGGCACGAACATGACTGCCTTGTTGTCTTCGATTTCGTTAGAGACAACGACTTTTGTTGGAAATGGCATTGTTGTCACGTACTCTCCAGTGCCTGGAACACGGAATGATGCAGCAGGAAGGAACTTGTTGAGCTTTGTTGTTAGGTTCATGACAAGAATGACTGAATCAAAATTCTTGTTCTTGCCTTTTTCATTTTTTGCTAGAAGAGC